AAAGAACTTGCTGCTGCAACAGTGACAGTCTTGGTTGCATTAATACCAATACCAACGTCCGTAATTCTGTAAAGTTGATTATATGGTTTGTAAGTAGCAGAACCAACACCGATGACTTTGATTACATCACCAACGTTATCGTAAATCTTGGTTACTTCGACAACACCTTCAGTATGAGTTCCTGATCCTGTTGTAGTAATTCCAGTGACAGAAAGCGTATTACCAATACCATATGCAGAACCACCATCCATGATGGTTACACTGTCGATAACATTAGAAGCAATGACAACCTTTGCAGTAGCATGTTGTCCTGTTACCGATGAACCAATAGATACTAACCTTACGTTGTAATAGGTTCCGTCACTATAACCAGCACCTACATTATTGACCTGAATTTTTGAAAGTCTGTTGAGTCCATGATCGTAATCGGTGTGAATTGTATGTGCAGTTCCCGTAGAAGAGAATATATCAGTAATCCCAATACCAGTAGCGTTATCAATACGAAGTTGCTCAGCAGCTTGTCTTGTTATACTGTTCTTTCTATCGTTGACATCAACAACACCAATCAGTTCAGATCTAGCAAAACATTTGGTCGCATCAGGATCAGATATAACATTATCTCTACTAACTTTGGGAAAAAGTTCTTTAACAGGTTGAGAGAACTTTTCATTTGTAAATGGTGCAACCGTGGGTTTGACAGATCCATTAAGAACACTCAGGTAGTAAATACCATCTTGTTCACCAGAAACATACTTCTGTGCCTCAGATAATCTATAAGCATAAAAGGTCTCAGCGTATTTCTTACGTCTGAAGAATGGTAGAGAGGTCGTTCTGGTAGAAGTATTGGTATCGAATGTTCCAGGATCGGTATTCAATCCTACGCTGAACTGTTTTACGCTAGAAATACCACTAACAACAAACTGACCATTAAATCCAGAATTACCAACACCAGCAGTATTTCCCGTGCTAATTATATTATTAATCTCTACACTTGCTCCAACTTTTAGATCGTGTGGAAGTTCAGTAACAATATTGGCAGTATCCACACTCCAGTTTGCACTAGCAATAAATCTAAAGTTTCTCTGCTGATTGATATTGCTGATAGAACCAGAACCAAAATAGGTCTGAATCTCACCATCAGTAGCACCAATAGAGGTATTGGATTCCTGAATGATGAATCCCTCTGTTGGTGGTCTACCAACCTTGCCACCAGCATTTGCAGGAATAACATATCTCATGCGATACGTCTTGTCTAAACCAGATCTAGTATCGGATCTTCTCTTGATAAATGTTCTTGAAGTTGCATTGCCAAGAGCAGTAGTTCCAAGACCCACGATCGTAGGATAAATTGAGTTTTCTGTTGCTGCGGTCGATACTTGAACATACCACTGAGAATTTGTTGTATCAAACTGAATTGGGTGACCAAGGTCTCCAGCATTTTTATCAGATACTCTACTTACAACATTAAGAACACCACCTTTTTCGTTAATGGTAAGTGCTTCGCCATTAATAGCGTCATTAAGAGTTTTAGCAAGTTTCAGGTTAGTATTCGTAGTGAGCCCACTTGTGATAGCAAAATATACGGTATTTGATTCAAGACCATCAGGAATCTGACCAGTTTCACCGATGACACGAACAGATTCTCCGTTAAGAAATCTATGTGCCTCAGTTAAGGTAATTACATTTGCAGTTCCACCATCACTGAAAGTACCAATACTATTAATTCCACTAACACTTCTTCTAACAGTATAAGATTTTTCAGAACTCTTATTTGGTGCAGCAGTGTTATCGGGCATAACAATGCGAGAACTGTATTCAGTGGTAACTCCAGACTGAGTGATGAGAACGTTTAGTTGATCATTTGTTCTTGCACCAAATCTATAACCCTCAATAACATTCTCAGGTGGAAGGTCAACGTTTGTTCTATCAAGAAGATAAAGATTACCAGTCGAACCAACTCCGACCGCAGAATCGGTCTTTAATACATCAATCGCATCAAATTCAATTGAAGACTCAGTAAGAGAAACTTCTTTTGGTGGGAGAATGTGAGTGATATAAGCAAGATCATCTTGAGAGAATGCATCAGTTCTAAATCCAACAGAAGTCAGAGCATTTGCACCAAAGTTGGAGTTAGAGTTAGTCAGTGAGATGTCACCACCATTCTCAGTTACAAAATGTTCAGAAAATCCAATAGCAAAGATCGAAACTGCCTGAATAAAGGAATTATTAGTTACCTTAACGTGAAAGTTTTTATACGCAGGTTTATATCTTGCCTTAGAATTAGTGCTGATTGTAGTATTACCAGCAACAGTATTATCATCGTACTGACCTGTTGGAGGAGTGCTATCATTATATTTGACGAATGCATTATCATCCTTCTGAAGACCAATACCGGTATATTGTGCAACGACCATGGATCTAAATCCAGTTGCCTTTGCACCATCCGCCAACATACCACACATACCAAATACAGATCTCAGCGAGATATTAAAGATATATGGTGATGCTGATGTAACAGTATCAGATGAAAGTGTAAGTTTAGATCCAGTTACCGTGGGAAGTGCAGTGGCAGGTGCGTTTTGAACTTGATATTTAATGTTTTTGCTATCTATTTTTTCAGATACAACAAACTGACCACTATATCCAGAAGCAGTAATTCCTGTAATTCTGAATGGAGTGTCTACGTCAAGACCGTTTGCTGCTGTAGTTGTTGTGACAGTAATTTCTGTGGTTGCGGTTACACCATCACCAGCTTTGATACTGCTAATACCAACTTCTTCTCCAGTTGAACCAACAATACGGAATTCATCAATCTTAGGTTGAATATCAAGTCCAGTGGAAGGATAGTCTGGTTCGATAGGACGACCGGAGGATTGACCATATACTAAACCAACCTTCTCATAATACATATCCAGATCAGTTCTGGATGTAGAATAAGTTTGGAAAGTATCATTTATGTTTACACCATTTACACCATCAGCATATTCAAATACAGTTAGTTTATGGTGAGAAAAGTTCGGAACAAATGCATTAGTATTGTAATCCTTATAAACTGTTCCGTTAGGATCTCCGTCAAAAATACTAAACTGCCACAGATAACATGCACCAGTTACACGGAAAATAGCAGATCTTTCAATATTATCGTTCTGCGGATCTGGAACATACTTAGGTCTAATCATGGTTTTACGAAGATCGAGACCAACTATAGAAGTACCCCGTGGGAGAATTACACCACCATGAACGCTGTTTAACTTAAAAAGTTCATTATCAGCAGTGTTTAGATCAAAATTAGATGTTAAATCAAATGCAGGAAGATCATTTGAGGTTGAACCATTACGCAATCTAAAATTGTTTAATCCATCTGGTATGAATCCAGGTCTATTATCAACTACGTGCTCACCAGGATAGAGAAGAATAGTCGTCTTTGCAAATCTATCATTATTCAGTCCCCTTTGATAAGAGAATCTTGCAGACTCAATCAGAGCACGCTGAATCGTCTTGAAGGGACGTGTTAATGAATTTCCTCTATTTTCTATGCTATCAGTCGCATCGAGACTGTTAGGATCAACATAAAGAATAGTACCACGCGAAGACTTCAGAAAATTATCTAATCTAGAAAGACCCATCTTATTACACTATAAGTTCTGTTATAGATTATTTATCAAACGAAAAAAGGGCGACCCCCTATATAGGATCACCCTTTTGACACTTCCTTCACACGGACTATTATATAGTAGCATACCCTGCTATACACTGAGATAAGTTGTATCAATCTACCGGAAGTAGTTCTGGTTTATCTACTTCTATTTCATACATTAATGGATGCGCTTCCTCTATCATTAGGTACGTAGACAATTTATAAAGTTCCTCAGCAGACCATCTTTTGTTTTGATTAGCAGTTTGTTCTATTTCTGGTAAATTTCGTGCAATTTCTGGGAGTTCATCAAACGTAAAGGGTACATCCTGAATGTAATAAAACAAACAGACTTTACTGCTTTCTTTTGTGTCGTACCAGGCATATTCAGTGCGGAGTTGGTACGTCATGACTCTACAGCGTACTCCAAGGGTATTTAGGTAGGAGCGGGGGGACTTGAACCCCCACAAGCATGATACTTAACAGATTTTAAGTCTGGTGCGTCTACCGATTCCGCCACGCTCCCACAAAATCACTTTTTAGGTGGATACACTGGTTTAGGATCTAAGGGCACCTCTTTAGTAAGTTGATCAGGAATCTCATACGTAGATTGATTGAGTCGGCAATATTCGTTAAACGTGATTTTCATCTCTTTGTCTGTCAGGTTGCAATTTTTTGCTGCTTTGGGTAAATTCCACTTCGCTGCGAATAACATTTCCATAGACTGTCGTGTTTCTGGTCTCATAATCGTAGCACTCTAGGATTTCTGTGTAAAGATTTGCCAAATAATAATTCATAAAAAAGTAATAGGGCAAAAATTTTGCCGAATTTTTTTTCGACCTTTTTTGGAATTAAAGGTCGTTTTTGGTCAGGGGGTCAGCATACGCAAGTGTATCTTCGTCTAGGTTATCACGGCACAGTTCAAGCACAGCCATAAACTGATCAATGGTATCACAATCTACTACACGTTCCTCACCTTCATTAGAGTACAGAAAGAACTTACGGGACACGGGATCCACAACACATCGGGTCAAGTACTCGTCTTGCATGGGGTTCGTTTGATTACTTGTGTATTATAGGGTGGTTAAGGCTCTTTGTCAAGGTTTTCATTGACATATTTTTTGATTAGACCCTTGACATATCCGTCTTCCCAACTAAAGGTATATCCATCATTGCCACCAGGATAATCTTCGTGAGATTCACCTTCATACTCAACAACAAGATCGTCATCCAATCTACGAGCAACAATATAATAATCTGCATTAATACCACCTCCAGCATTGTTTTTTACAATCACTTGAGTCCCCCACATTACTCTTTCAACATATAATTCTTGCCAGGATCCATAAGGAGTCAAACTAATTGTCATATCCTCTGGATTAACAAGACCCTTCCAAAAACTAGGAAGTTCGATGATGCCACTTGGAGGTACTTTTCCGCGACAATATACAGCAATCTCCGGTCCCTCAATACAAACATGCCTTAAACGCCACCCCTTTTTATTTGGGTGAGGTATATCAAATGGCTGATTTTTTTTATTTGATAGAATGTGGGCTCCGCTATTTGATTTAACATCTCCTTCGACATTTACATCACCAGCACCATTAACTTCAGTATTTACCTGAATACTGTCAATCTGAGCTGTAGCATGATACCAAGGAGTACATGCATCATCAGGATACTCATCTTCATTTGCATTACCCTTAAAGATGTAATGATAACTTGGAGATCCTGTTCCCCACGTTGGATATTCTCCACAATCCTTACCTGGTGGTATATTTCTTTCTACAAATTCTCCCGCCATAATTAACCTCTCTTGTCGTAATGGTATCCAGAAACAGAATATTCTTCATTGTTTCCTGGGTAATCTGCTGGTGTTTCTCCCTCATATTCAGGGATTAATCTCTCTCCATCAGCACGGGTGCCATAGATGTGATAGAAGCAATTAATTGGCATCCCTCCATGTGCCTGAAGATGTACCTTTTCCTCATCAATTCGTTTCACTATAACATTTTGATGTGCTCCAATCGGAGTTAGATTGACTGTAATTGTTGTCCAGTCAACCAATCCCTTCCAATATGTAGGAAGAATAATTTCTGTTTTATTCGTAACTCTTCCCCTAAAATAAACATCGTTAGATGGACCTTCAGGGCAAGTGTGTCTTAATCTCCAACCTTCTTTCGTAGGATGAGGGATGTCGAAGTTTTTCTTCGCAGCAAGAACATGACCTCCGCAATTAGATATCACATGTCCTTGAGCAAAAACATTTCTGCCTGCGTTAATAGTCTCTGAGGAATCTAAGTTTCCTATAATTGCAGCTGGACCACTAACAGCAAGAGAATATGGATTACTGATTGGAAAACATGCACCACCGGGGACAGTGGGACCTATCTGATTATCGCTGTTGGTAAGTGGCGCGATATTTAGAGTAGCATATGGAAAAGGAAACGTGGTAGGGTTGCCTATGACCACAGGACCTTCTATCCCTGCAGAACCATTAACTCTTGTGACACCCTCACCAATGGCAGGGAAGATACCAGTTCCAACTTTTATTTGACCACCAACATTGGCGTCGTCTAAATTAAATGACATGTTTATACTTGATTTTGCTGTTGTTGATACCTTTGACCGCCGACTTTAGATTCTTTAACAGACACGGCATCGCTCACTCCACGAATAATAGATCCATAAATTTTCAGACAACTATTACCGATACATTCAGTAATTCCTGCTGACATAATCTTAGTATTCATCTTAGATGATAACATAATCTTCTTTGCATCGGCAGAAATAGTTTCCGTTGCAACAATCTTAATGTTACCTTTATCAACTGAACCACCCGTAGCAACTAACTCAATATCAGTTGCTTGTAATCTTATTTTACCATTTCTAGCGATAATGTCAATATTACCATTTTTGGCATTAATCATGCAGGTATCATCGCTTTCCTCTCTATTGCTACCACACTCAACCTGGAAGTTTCCAGGACTCATAATCGTTGTCCATCCTGTTCTTTGTCCATCTTTATCCATGGACATAAAATGCTCACCATCAGAGGCAGCAAGCATGATGTCAGATGTCACATCAGCTTTCTTATGAATTTTACCAAAAGCAATCGATCCGTGGTCGTTTCCATACTTAATAGCAGTGTAGTTCTGCTTTAAGTTGTTACCACCACCCGATTTATTTGGTAACCTATCATTATTAGTGGTGGGATTAGTTGCCATTTTCTATAGTTCCTGTACTTATTATCTAGATGAGATTTTCGGGAGTTCCTGGAATGTTAAGTCTAGAATTGTTACTACCAGAATCAGTGCCCTGTCTAAGGATGGCAGAAGGTCTAGTGGTGACTCTCTGATCAATACTCTCCTGAAGAGTAGCATAAACAGGAATCAGATCTCCCGTTGTTTCATAAACACCGGCAAACAACTGACCACCCTTGGAGAAGACACTACCATAGTAAGGTTTACCGTTGACGAATCCTGTTTGTTTGAGACCAACCAAATCAGTGACTTGAATTATGTCAGCAGGATCAAATACCTCTTCAGGGACGATAGTTGTCTCCATGATCGGAGTTCCTCTAAATCCAACACCAGTCAGAGATGGAATCTCAACCACAGGGGTAGTTGTGACGATAATTGGAGGGGTAGGATCGCCGGGATCGGGATCGCCGGGATCGCCGTCTCCACCGCCCAGTTGTCCACCACCGGCAGGAGCTCCGGGAACAGGAGTATTAATATTAATTACTCTACCAAAATTGTCAACCTCAATGGTCGTAGGAATACCATCGATAATAGCACGGTCATCTGGATCATAGTTAATACCAGGAAGATCTATCTCAACATCCTTAAGTGTGACAATTGTAGGAACACCTCCTCCTGGTGGTGGTGGATGCCCGTTTCCAGGATCTTTTACAATAATGTCAGTGACAACACCTTTACCCTCAACAACTTTGGGGCAAGGTGGTGGAATCAGCATTGCAGATATTCCAACTGGATTAGTTGTCCATGGGAATGATTTCTCGGAGATGACAACATCCTTCATGATCTTAAGGGCAAATCCAGTTGGATTGTTTTGTGTCAATATATTTCTATTCAATCTTATATTATTACAAACAACTTTGACATCAAATTTTCCAGCACTAATTTCTGCGTATGTCGGAGTCGGTTCACCCCTAAAATTAGATCTGGACTCCGCAATTTTGTTATTATTAATATAAAGGGTAGCGAGATCATCTGATTGAAATAAGAATTTGTACCTTCCAGATTCAAAGAAATTAACATTTTTCCAAACATAAACTCTGTCTCCGACAATCGCAGGGTTGTCTTCATCAATGGGAGGAATAAAAGGTGATACAGCATTTCTCTGCATGAATTTACTCCACACTTTCACCGCTCCTCCAGACTTAATAACAAAAAGTCTAGGTCCACCATAAGTAACACCTCCCTGTTCACTTCTCTGCTGTGGAGTTCTATCACCCTCAACTCTGAAAGTCAAGTCGTAAGTATTTCTCTTTTGAGTTCCTTGTCCTGAGGTTCCCTCGACACGTTTTCGTTTATTTGATGGAGTAAACTCACCAACACTGGCGCGAATCTGCATATCATCATTATCATTTAAAGATCCGATGATGTCTGCAAAGATTACGTCAGAACTACTAGAACTCTCTAATCCTTTATTACCTTTCGTAAAGGATCCTCTTTTTAGTGTTCCCTGCTCAGGAACTAAATTGAATCTATTCGTTTCAATAATGGGTTTTTGTTTAGTGCCAACTCTAAATTTTGCTTTGCCAATATTTTCTGGTTGACCATTTTCTCCACCATCTATCAGATCAAATAACTCTCCATCCGATATGGTTATGATAGCATCTTTATGATCATTATCACTATTATCGTTACATTCAATTTTTCTTCCATTATCCTTTAATCTCAGGAAAGCTTTATTCTCTGTAATGAATTCCACCTCATACACTTCTCCCGATCGCACTTCTTTTGTGACTTTATCGGGACTGAAGGGACCTTTAGATCCAGATGGTTTACGAGAGTCAATACCAAGTTTAGATATTCTTATTCTATTTCCATCATTGGCATCATCATGACTAAATCCAAACGTAATATTTTTCTTAGAAGTGACAGACCCAACATTATCATTACCGACCGTAATGGTCTCAATCTGCTCATCTTTTGTGCCCTTTTGTCTCCAAGTTACTCCTGCGATTGTGAGAGATTTTAAAACGCTTCCAGACTGATTTGGTTTGTCATCCCACTTGTATCTAATCGTTACATTTCCCTTTCCTTTAACCTCAAGTTTTTTCCCATCACTAGAGAATTTCGCATCAACTCCAGGAGAACTTGACAAGATTTTAAGTTCAGCATTTTCATCGAAACCTTCAATTTCAATATCATCATCAAATTTAATTGCTGATCGTTTATCATTAACTTCCAGTCCAAATGATTGTGCATTTGCATAATTATATTCAATATTAAGTTCTGTTTTATCAGACTTCTTAGGAGATGGTTTTACAGTTGTTTTAGTTTCATGAATTCCGGTAGCAATTGCCTGAACTTTGTAGTTCACACCTGGAAGAACTTTAACTTGTCTTTGATAACTGTACTTCCTACCTCTGTCTTTACGGGGTTTAAATACAAAACTATCCTTTCCATCCTCAGAAGTAAATACGAAATTAATTGCAGTATTTTTCAGACTTCCCTGACCATAGACATCAAAATCAACAGCAACCTTATCCTCTTTGGTATTTTTACTTCTCCAATCTTTAGTGCTAAAGACCTTCCTCTCAACCTTCTTTTGTTTTGTGGTCTTCTGGTTTTCTACCTCTACTGTAATTGTATGTTGCCCTTCTTCAAGATAGAACTTATGTAATGGTGGAGATACCACATTAAATCCTGCTAACTTTCCTACAGAACCATCGGCAGGTTCAGCGAATACTGCTCCCTGAAAATATCCACCACGTATTTTTTCTTCACCATCAACTAAAATTCTTCCACCATTATCAACAGTTCCCTTAAGTGCATAGAAACCAGAGTGGGGAATATTAATCTCCCAAGAATTAGAATAAACGATTCCACCACCATCAGTGCTCTCTGTTGCAAGAGGGGGAATTGGTGAGATAGCAAATCTGTTCATAAATTTAGACCAAGACCTTGATCCATCACTAAATTTATGTGTAACAGGCCACCATCTCTCTCTACCGCCAGAAAATCTAGTGGTCCATGTAGGATTATCAGGGCACCTACCTTCACTGATCGGTTTAGGTGATACTGGAATAGGTGGCAACGGTGCATCAATAGTAAACGCTGCCCCCATTGGATTTTGATTCCAAGTTCTAGGGGAAATCCTTGTGGTTTCTATAACGTCTGCTCTAATTCTGATAGCGAGTGCCATGGGGTTTAGTCCCCTCACAGATGCTCCTTGCCTATTTCTTAATTTACCAATCGTGATAGTTCCATTAGCATCATCACCATCAGTATCAAGCAACTCAATCGTATCTCTATTAACTCTTGGAGCACCAGCACCAGCACTGGCACCACTTATAACAACTCTATAACTTTCTCCACCAGTGAAAGTTCCTTTTCCACTGATAAGTTCTTTCTCTTTATATCTTCGATTTCCATCACCTCTACTCCTCTTCAGTTCAACCTCACCAATCCTTACAGATCCGGCAGAGTGACCTTTCTGTCTTGGATTATCATCCATTTTAAGGGATAGGTTTACCGTGGCACTACCATCTCCATCCATCACCATGAATATGTTATTACCTCTTCTTTCAAACCTAGCAGTCAATTGTGATCCATCACTCTGACCATAGGACTTTTTCCCACTAAATCCAAAATCACCACCAGGTTTCTGATAGAGTTCTGCTCTGATTCTATATTGCCCTTTCCTAAAGAACCTAGTGTAGGTGCTCTTTCCAGTTGCTCTATTACTATCTCCTATAAATCCATTCTTCTCAATGATAACTTCATCACCACCCCCTTCAACATTTCGCAATCCATTACCAATTTTCATGGCACCTTCACCAGAACGGTTGCCAATGAATAGTTTAACTCTATCATCAACTTCAACTTCAATTTGATAGTTGCCGCTAGCAGGGAAGGTTACATGCTCCCAACGAATCACATGCGTTCCATCGTAATCTTCATTTCTTTTAATGACTGTATTGAAAGGACATATTCCATACTCATTTAAGAAAGAAGCAGTATTATAGAGGTTTGTTCTCCAAAGTTTTCTATCTGCCTTATCAATATAATCCGTGGTATTGAAAATCTCAGTTACGTTTGCTCCAGAATCGCCACCAGGCTTTAATGCTGGTTTTGCATTGACTCTAAATGTAAGGTCCCAGGTATTTCTCTTTTGGGTTCCCTGACCAGAAGTTCCTTGGACACCCTTTCTTTTATTGGTAGGAACGAAGACACCCTCACTACATCTAATTTGCATATCATCATTATCATTTTGCGATCCGATAATATCTGCAAAGATGACATTTGATCTTGTTCCACTTTCCTTAGCACCCTTAACTATACCTTTCTTAAAACCATTTTCTTTTAGTGTTCCCTGCTCGGGAACTAGATCTACTGTAGTCGTTTTGGTAATTGGTTCTTGCTTAATGCCAAATCTAAATTTTGCTTTACCAATATTTTCTGGTTGACCATTTTCTCCACCATCTACCAAATCAAAAAGTATTCCATCAGATATGGTTATAATAGCGTCTTTATGATCATTATCACTATTATCATTGCACTCAATTTTCTTTCCATCATCCTTTAGTCTTAGAAATGCTTTATTTTCGGTGATAAACTCTACTTCGTATACTTCTCCCGATCGCACTTCTTTTGTAACTCTGTCGGGTTTAAAGGGACCTTTAGATCCAGATGGTTTGCGGGAGTCAATGTCAAGTTTGGATATTCTTATTCTATTTCCATCATTAGCATCATCATGACTAAACCCAAAAGTGATATTTTTAGTTGAAGAAACCGTTCCATTATTGCCAGAGTTACCAACCGTAATAGTTTCTTCTTGCTCCCCACTTCTACCGCTTTGCTTCCAAGTTTTTCCACCAACACTGATGGATTTTACAGCAACACCAAACTGCGAGGGATTATCATCCCAACTAAGACGTATTGTAACATTCCCCTTTCCTTTAACCTCAAGTTTTTTTCCATCACTAGAGAATTTCGCATCAACTCCGGGAGATGATGATTTAATATGAAATCTAGCATTCCTATCGATATCATCACCATCTAACAATCTCAAAGATTTTCTAGCACCCGAAACTTCAATGGGATTATTTGCTTTATTTAACCCATCAAATTTTAGATCAAGTTCTAATTTATCAGACTTCTTCTCAGGAGAGGGTTTAACTGTGGTTGTGGTTTGATGACTTCCAGTAGCAACTGCCTGAACTTTATATTGAATATTGGGGAGAACTCTTACAGTTCTCTTATATTCATATGTCTTTCCTCTATCTTTTTCTGGTTTAAACGTAAACGAATGTGAACCATCCTCAGAGGTGAACACCATGTTAATGGCAATGTTCTTGCGTGACCCTTGTCCATAGACTTCAAACTCTACAGGAACTTTCTCCTTAGTGTCTTTAGTATTATTAGTAACAACAGTTTTTTTAATTGGTACATTAAAGAGTTCTACTTTAATTTTATGAACTCCTGCCTCAACAGTTTTATTGACAATATTGGACGGTAATGGATCCCCCCTAAAATGTTTAACTTCCATGATGCGGTCATTGTCAACATAAATTCTACCAATATTATCTGCCATTCCCCTGAAGACATACTCTCCTGTATAAGGAAAATCCTCTTCCCACTCGAAGGTACACCATCTACCAGCAAAATCACTGCCAGGAACATCAGAAGCAGGAACAGGGGAAATTGCATAGTTGTTCATAAAAGTTGGTTTAATACTTTTATCAACCTTAGGTTTCTTTACGTCAAATCTATATTTAATTTCAAAAGTACTTCTACCTTTTTCACCATCAGTCTTTCTCTTATTTGACGCGGTGAAAGACCCTTGAGGCACTCTTATCTGAATATCATCATTATCATTTGCAGTTCCCACTAAATCCGCAAAGACAATCTGCCCTGTTTGTTTTTTATTTCTTTCGCTTGGTCTCCTACCAAACTCTCCAATTAAGCCCTGTTCAACACCTTTACCGTTCTTTTCACCCTTAGATGTGACAATGTAGTTAGTGTTTACTTTTACTCTTTTTGTTACCTTTGTTTTCTTTCCTGTTGTTGGGTCATCAGCAAGAAAATTTTTCGCAGTAAATTTAAAGGAGTGGGAACCATCTTCAGCAGTAAACTTAATTGCCAACCCACTCTCTAAATGTTTTTTAGAACCTCCAAGTTGAGTATAAACTTCAAACTCTACGTCTTGATATTGAGTATTAGGTCCTGATTTAAGTTTTGGATCACCGTCCCATGCATGATGTACTACCTCATGTACTACTCTATCTTTCTTATCACCAAAGGCAACAGATAAGGGAATTTCTTTTCTAGTGGACCACCAAGGATTTTTAATTTCCCTTAAAAATGCTTGATACCTTGCAATCTCAATACCGATAGGATCTTTTGCAAGAGTGGCATACAAAGTCGGATCCCACTCCCCTAGAGACTCACCATCGACACCTACCCTTGTACCATATCCAGCAAGATCTGGATTTCCGTTTGCAGGATCAAAATTATATTCCTCAAAATCGTCTTCATCGGAATACGTAAGTAAAGTAGGAGATGTACTTACACCAATTTCAGAGGCAGCAACAACTCCACTACCTCTTCTATTAGGGTCAATTACAGTGACTCTTGGTGGACATTTATAACCAAACCCACCATGAATTAATTTAATATCAAGAACACTGCCATCGTTTCCGATAACTGGAATCGCCTTTGCACCAACTCCACCACAACCAGAGATGACTACAATGGGACTTCCGTCACTAACTTTTTGTTGCTCTGGGTTTTTACTACCTTCAGGTTGAGGTCCTGTGCTTGGACTAGTTGGAGTTCCATCTCCAGGACCACCAGGAATAGTGGGGGGTACTGGACCTCTAGGAAGGAATAATCTTGGGTCACCGTTATCCTTTCCTGGTCCTAAAGTAGGAGCATCAGTAAAAAATTTTTTGGGATCTAAACCTACGATTCCATCACAAGTTCCCTCACCGGAGGTATTACTTGGAAGAATGTCATCTGGAGTCAGTTTGTTGACTTCATTAATATTTAAATATCTTGTATTATCTCTCGTCTGTAGAATAAAAACTGTTCCAGGATTCTTGAAGGCATACTTATTAGCTTCTAGAATCGTGATACCTCTAACGTACCCTCTATCAGTTGAAATATATCCAACTCTAATATCTCTTTTTTGGGTCTTTCCGAAGAGGTCGAACGACATATTACCTGCTACTTGTCGTAATGATATTTATTACTGTATATCTGGAGCATTTGGATCAACTGGAACATTATTTTTAGAATCTTGTGATGCCTTATCTGGATCAGATTCGGCTGCTGATATAGGTTTGTCATGGACTACAGTTGGCGTATCTCTGGTGGGTTCAACATAAGGAACAGGTTGCAGACTAGGTGCTGCTGTTGCGCTGTCAAGGTTCTTTGCAACAGCAGGTTCACTTGGCAACTGTCCTGGAGGTGCTCCATCTCCACCACTACAGAATGTATAAAAGTCGGACGTGGCAACGTTAGGAGATAATTCACATCCAAAGATGTTCAATTTAATATTTGTAAAAGATAACGCACTTGCCATGCCACCACTTATGTCTGGAATAAGATTATTAACGTCAGATAAGGCACCAGAGACGCCTGCCAACATACTAGAGATATCCTCTAAGTATGCATTCATGTTGTCAAGAACATTATTGTTGGCATCATCGATTTCTTGTTTACTGTCCACCAAGACGACGGATACAATGTCTTCGGAATAACAGACGGGAACTTGTGGATTTGTTTGATCATCTAGGGTTTTACCTTTATCATCTACACCATTATTCGCTCTGTCATTTGCATCCTTCTCTAATTGTGAGGGGTTGATTGCATCAGTCAAAGCACCTGCTATCTTATCACTCATTCCATCCATCAACTTATTATACAAGCAAAGGATTAACTCCGTAAGAGTCTCTTTCATATCAGAGAATTGATATCTTAAAGAGGATGGAAGTGCAGCAACAACGGAGTTCATTCCCTTGTTAAAGATTTTAATTGCATACTCCATTATCTTATCAAAGATAACTTTCATATACTTTGACATTTCATCTGCAGCATCTTTAATTACTTTCTCTAAATCATTAACGGTGCTTGAGACAGCATCAACATAACTCTGAATTGCTTGTAGATATTTGTCAATCTTAGCGGTCAGATTTTCAATAACAGTTTGGATACCTTTCAAGGCAGACTGAACAACCTCCTCTGGATCTGGTTTCATCAATGCAATTTTTTCATCACATTTATCAGATCTTTTTACATCACCAGCAGTAATTAGATGGACTGCCTCATTCTCAAGGGTCGCACCTGGGGCTGGTTTTGCACCTGGTCCTGCCTCTTGAGCCAGTGCTGCTTGAACTGCCGCATCCTCTTGCCCAGTCCTGGCAGGTTGTTTAATTACCTTATCTTGATCGGGAACAATCTCCCTAGCATTACCTTTGCTTTTACTACCAGAAGCATATCCACTCTTCGCTATGCTTCCTGCCTGAGCATTAGTTACAGAGTTGTCACCAATAATCTGAGAGAGTTCTGTTTGAGAATTATTACCCAGCACTCCCATGATAACAGGAACTTGCTGGTCCTGTCCATCGAGGAAAAAACCAAACACCATGTTCCCCTGACGGAGGTTTGGTGATTGTCCACTGTTTGTTTGGAATCCACCTGCCGTTACAGGATACATGATATTTGCCCAAGGCAACTGATCAGATGGAATCTCAGTTTCACCTTGATCATGAAGACCAATGATTCTTACTTTGTACCTCTTACCCCAACCAGGAATACTATACTTATCTTCGTAATTTCCAGAATTTATATTATCTCTCCAAGTGGAATCGTCAGCGATCTGACCGACCCACCATAAGAAAGATGATCCTAAAAATCCAGGATTAAATAATCCTCCAGAAGTCTCCATCAATCCTCGTAAATTCTACACTCATCTGCTTCTGGATATTCATCACAGAACATCTCGAATGACGTTGGGTCATGATCATCATCGGGATGATTAGATTGATACTGTTCCAAATGATCCAGTTCATCTGTTACATGACGACGCATTTGTGGAGATAAAGTTCCCTTCTCCAGCATGTCCTTGTCGTCATTGATATGTTGTTGAATACTTTTATCAGACATAATTGATTACCGCGTTTTTGGTTTTCTTCCAAAGGAGTCTCTTGCTAGATTGCATTGAGTATATGTTCCTTCAGATGTTATTTGATGACAGATATCCGTTATAATATATAGTCCACCATCTTTACGATCAACATCAGAAGTCTTTTCTTTTTTAAGTCCTGGAGAATCTATGTAGATCGCATCACCGGCGTGCAAGGAGAAATTACCTGCAATCGTTATACTCGCTCTCGCTGAGTACATTTGATTGTACCTCATGACAGATTGGTTTGCAATTTGACCATACTCAAAGTTCTCTTCTCCTGACTTTTCTAGTTGTTGATCAGTGGTTCCTGCAGGAGCAGTTCCTTTATCAAGTAGGAAGTAAGTTGTCCTTGAAAATTCTTCGTTCGTCCCCTCCTGATCAAACTCTTTATTTCTAAAAGTTTTTCCAAGATATAAATCTTTGCCTCCTTTTGTCAGAGAGTCCTCAACACCATTCTCAGACACGTTTGGTGCTTTTACCTCATAGTAACATGTGAATGGATCAAACAAAACTGTTCTAGTAGAGAATGCACCCATCTGTAACTTCTTTTGCACATGTGTATCGTTGTCTTTTTTGAAGTTAAGAATCTTTTGATCATATCCTTCAGGAATATTTCCATTTACATCTGGAGTTTCATTGTATATAAGTTTTAACTTTGGTTCCTGCCCTAACAAACCATCAACAGATTTGAAAAAGAAACCCTCAGATGTTTCATAGAAAAAATATCCAGCATTTTTTCCAAGAGTTTGATTCTCCTCTGATACAGATTTATTACACAACCAGGTTACCGTATAGAGTGGTTTCTTATTATTGCCGAAGAAATTATATAAATTTTGAGTTTGTTCGATATCAACTGTCTTATCTGTACCAAGATAGTTTGAGTCTGTCAATAATTTTTTGATGTGGTCTGAAACCTTCCCATCAAATCTTTGATTGACTCTTTTCTTTTCATTCATAATAAACTCTTTGGAAACAAGATCTAAAGTAATCATAGATTCTTGTGTTCTATCTGAGTTAGGAGTAATTTTATTAACATACAAAACAACCTTTAATGTATTTTCATTATTATCTGAGAACTTTAATCTGACCTGCTCCTGTCCTACTAATGGTAATGCTTCAGTTATAGATTTATCCTCAAGACTATCTCCACTGTCAATAAAACTTACCTTGACTTTAATAGTATCACTCATGATACTCTCAGTGTAAGTCATTCCAGCAAAACCACCAATAATACTAGCGGATTTACTTTCATCAATGTTGGAGAGGATGTCTATCTGTTCTACATTTGTAGGTTCAGCATCCTTAGAAAATACTTTTTGAGACATTTATAGTTACCTCTTACTTCTATTTAACCCTGATATTCCAGGAACTCAAATGGATTTGAACTCTCCATAATAATTGGTGGTAACTGTAGTGTAGGAGATCCTCCACCATAACTTTCCTGCTGTTGCTCTTCATCACCTTCGTCTTGCATCACTACGGTCTGTTGAGAACCCTGTTCGTATGAGGCATAATCCCTTAATACATTGGCGACTCCAGACTTATCTGATGCCTGGTTCAATGCCATCATTAATCCAGGTGCTACCTGTCTGAGTGCTGCAGTAGAGTCAGCATCAGTAACGAATTCAGTTCCACCAAGGTTAGCAAATAATCCCTTACCAATAAATCCACCCTTATCCTTCACCTCAATGTGCATATGTTCTGGGTGATCATGACCACCAGGACCTTGTTTTGTCCCAGGACCACCATACATGGCACCCCAACTATCATGAATCAACATCTTAATAGCAGGATTATCTTGCAAAGATGTCAAGACAGAACGATACCTTGCTTTGGAATCCTCCATGGATCCTCTCCAATCTGTCACATCAACAGCTCTACCCTCATAATGTCCTCTACCCTTGTGGACATTTGATATAGATCCTTTTCC